GAGCGAAAGAAGAGCCGTGATTTGAAAGAGCAGATTAATTGCGGCACTCAGTCTTTACGTGATATAGCAGTCAGTGCAGCACTAGTCACCATTGGCGCTTTGGGCTTTAAGCTAGCTCGTGGTGGCATTCGAGTTACTGATAACCTCTTAGCTTTGTTCGACGGTATTAGATCCGTCGGCACTCAGCTCAAGAGGTTTTTGAAGCACTTGTGGTTTGTACCACTGGTTGTTGTCTTGAAGTATTTTACCACTCAGTGGAAGAGTGCTTTTTTGACAGCTTCTCTAGCGGCTTTTTTGCCGCATTTCCTTGGTGTTGACGTCTGGGCTCACATTTCCGAATTCTTTCCATCAGGAGGTGTCGAGCTGCAGTCAGGCTTTGACAGTATTGCGAGATTGTTGTCAGTTGCGTTCACTTTTTCTGTTTTTCGCGGGAAAGTTTCGCCTGCTAAGGTTTCCGAGTTTTGCAAGAGACTCGGTAACCTCGACCGCATGTCCAAGGGTTGGGAGTCCTTCATTACGTGGACTATGTCTGCGCTTGAGACGCTTGTCAATTTCGTTCTTTCGAAGTTTGGTAAGGAGTCCGTTGAGCTGTATGCTCGTTCCGATCGTATTGCGATCGATTGGGCCAAGAAGGCCGAAGATTTTCTGCGTAAGGACGCGATTGGTGAGGAAGTTGATCCTGCCATACTCGATGATGTTCTCGTTTTGCTTCAACAGGGCTATGGCCTTAAGGAGTTGTACAGGAACACTGATGTCGGCAAGCTTATTGATGTGCTTGTTGCACGTCTTGGCTCAGCCGTTGCTCCACATTTGGGGTCAGTTTCTGCCAGAAACAATTTCCGGTTTGAGCCAGTTGCCACTTTTCTGTATGGTTTGCCTGGTGTTGGCAAGACGGTTATGGCCGTTCCTTTTGTTACAGCTTTGCTTTTAAAGTCAGGTCTTGTCGAGACCCCTTGTACCAGCGATCAAGTCACTCGTGAGATGTGGCAGAAGGGTACGAGTGAGTATTGGCAAGGTTATGATCGCCAGAAAGCTATCATTTTGGATGATGCGTTTCAGAATCGCTCGTTTACGGGTGACAAAGATAACGACTATTTCAACATGATTAAGATGTGCGGTTCTTTTAGCATGCCGTTGAACTTTGCCGATTTGGCTTCCAAGGGAAAAATTTTCTTTGCTTCTAAGCTTATCTTTGGTAGCACTAACTTGTGCAGCATTGATGCTGAGGCTAAGATCGTTATTCAGGAGCCCGCAGCTGTTGCCCGTAGGATCAATTATGGGTACGAGTTGTTTGTCAATGAGGAGTACAAGTTGAACGGCAAGTTGGATTACCGTCGTTTCCGTGCCGAGTGGGACCGTTGTGTTTCAGAGCTGCAGCCTGGTGATGACCCGCTGCGAGCTTTTCCCTGGTACATTTGGTTTGTTCGTGAGCACGATTTTCTTCGAGGCACAACTTCGGCCGTTGACATTTCTTTGGCGAGTGCTATTAACACTATCGCCGATGATATTCGCGGCCGTATGGCTGCTCATGAAGTGACCAAACGCAATTTGGACGCCATGATTGGTGCTTTTGGCGTTGAGGTTCAAGGCCTACGTTTGTTTGAGCGTTTTGACAGCAT